TGCCATTAAAAATCTGAAAGAACTGGGTTGTAGATCAATCTCAATTAGTCTGGATGGTGCAGGACCCAAATTTCATGAATGGCTTAGGAACATGGAAGGTTCATTTGATCTTGCACTTAATTCGATTGCCAGTCCGACTTGGTGGAAATCGTGGCCGAGCTGTGGCAGATCGTGTGCGTGAAAGGGTAGGACGCCATGACTTGCCACAACCCCCATTGCACCGCTGGCCGCGAGCGCGTGATTGTCTGCGCCGAGGGGCACATCGCGCTCGCGGTACGTGCCGCCGTCAACCCGCGCCGGCCGCTGAAATTGCTCCCGATGTTCGCGCCGTGCAGGTTCTGCCGGCCAGATGAGCGTGCGGCATGGGATGCACAGCTCGCAACCCCGCCACGCCGCCCACTGTTACGGAGCACGCCATGATGTACCTCGCACGCCGCAATCTCGATGATGACACCGTGTGGCTGCACCTCATCAACGACCACGAGCTGTTTCCGGCACGCTCGATCGACTGCGCCGGCATCCAGGTGCGCCGGACGCCGTTTGCGTGGGACTGGTGCTGTCTAGAGGGCCGTGGCATCAGCGCCATCGGCGAGACCGAAGATGAGGCACAGGCGTTGCTCGAGGAGCGCGAGCGGCTCGTGGCGGAAGTGGACGCCGGGCCGTGAAATAAAATGCCCCGGCGCGAACCGGGGCGAGGCGAGTCTGCAATGAAGGCATCCAAACTCTACCAGAGGCCAAAAACGAATGAAAGCTGCTGATCTTGTTGTCCTGGCGTCCGCACATGGGATCGACATCAGCCACACGGTGGCATCGGAGACGAACACTCGAGGAGCCGCACGGCCTCGCCGGCGCACCAAGCGCGAACGAGCCGAGGGGCTGCCGGTGAGGGAGACGGTAGAGGGTCGCCAGACCCGCGTCGTGCGCCCGCGGCACTGGAGCCACGCCGAGGCCGGCATGGCCGGCTGCGAGGTCCCGCGCATGCCCTGGCTCGCCGTGCTGTACTCGATCGGCGGGGACCGGGCGAACTACGCCGAGCTGCACCGCGGGCTCACAGTTAGGGCCATCGACATGGCCGAAAAGCAGCGCTGGCCGTGGCAGGTCAGCGGGGTGAGCGGCAAGCGCGACTACTACATCGAGCGACTGACCGAACTGGTGCTCGATCACGACGCCTACCCACGCGCGTTCAAGGCGGCGCCGGGCCTGTTCGCGGTCTACATGGGTGTGACCGAGGCGACTTGGGGAAACCCCCTGTATGGCTATTTCCTTGAGTTGCAAGGGCAATACGGCCGCTGGCTCGATGTCGGGCAGGGCTTCATGGCGCGGTGGCTGCGCGAGGACTTGCCAGACGTGGAAGATCGGCGTAGTGTGCGCAGCGAGGTTCCGAAAGCCGCGCAGGCTACTCGATAGCCGAGGCCGTAGCCTCCAAGTAGCGAACCCGGCAGAGCGTCCGGCATTTCCCCACGGGAAAGGTGCGCTCTGCGAAAACGCGCGCACCACACCCGCTGAATTCCCACAACCCCGCCCCGCGCGGGGTTTTGCGTTTCTGTACCCCGGTGTCCACGCGCCTACAGCCATGATCGTCATCCCCGAATCCGCTGCCATCTCCCCGCCCCCAAGCGCGGTACGGCTGATGCCGTCATGGCAGCGCGCGTATCCGACAGCGGCCTGCGCACCTGGATACTCGCACGACTGGCACATGACCCGCGGCGTCGGCTGCCTGCTGATCTGCCCGCACTGCCTTACTGCGGCGTGGCTCTGGCCGATGCTGAGCGGGCGGGCGTGATCCGCCCCAAGCTCGCGATGGCGCTGTGCCTCGCGACATCGGCCGGCTGCCTGCGTGCGAACTTTTCCGGCCAGCGCTTCGGCCCTTGGATCGTCGCGGTGGCGGCGAGCTTTTGCCTGTACCTGTGGGCGCGCGTCGGCTCTGCATGAGAACGCGCCCGCCCAAAATATGCCCCAAAACACCACAAACCTGCCATACCGCCGCACGCCAGCCTACGCCCGCGCCGTCGTCTCCGCTGCGCTACAGCGCGCCGCCGTGCATCACCGTACCGGCGAGCTGACCGAGCCCGGCGGACGACTGACGACGAGCGCTGTGATGCGCCGCGAGTGGTTCGGCGGTGCGCCGCGCCGTCGCTAGCCGCGTGACCCGGCCGCGTGAATACGCGACACAACAGTACACATGACCCAAAACGTCCCAAAGCGTGCCCCGGCGCAGCTCGAGCGCCACATCCAGGCACTGGAGCTGCGCAAGCGAGGCAAGTCGTACGTGGCTATCGGGCGCGAGCTCGGAATGTCAACGAGCTGCGCCTGTCGCTTGGTGAAACGCACCTTCGCGGCGATGAAGGGCAAGCGAGACGAGCTGATCGACGACGTGACGCGCCTCGAACTCCAGCGGCTCGATGCGCAGGTCGAGGCGCTGTGGCCGGACCTCACGGCCCCTGGCGATGAAAACGCTCAGGTCCGTGCCACGGCGTCGAATGCCTTGATCCGCATCGCCGAGACGCGGGCAAAACTGCTCGCGCTGTTTGCGCCGGAGCGGCATGAAGTGAATTTGACTGCGAGGAAAGATGTCACCCAGCTCTCTGATGCCGAGCTCGAGGCCATCGCGAGCCCGCCAAGAGTTGGAGGTTCGGGCGAGCCAGATGGCGAAGGCGGAACTGGAACGCCGCAGATCAGCGCGCTCATCGCTGATAGCGTTCTCTAGCTACACCTTCCGCGGATACGTCGCAGCAGAGTGGCACCGCCGGCTCGCCGCAGCGCTCGATCGCGTGGTGCGCGGGGAGTGCAGAAGACTCTTGGTTGTCGCGCCACCTAGGCACGGGAAGCTATGTGCTGACAGCACTCCGGTGTTGACGACATCAGGTTGGGTGCCGCACGGGCACCTTAAACCTGGTGATTATGTCTTTGGCACAGATGGTGAACCAACAAAAGTATTGGCCGTCAGCAAGCCCAGCACAACGGAATACGTTGTTGAATTCACGGACGGTACGCGAATCTTTTGCCACGGGCGCCATGAATGGACGTTGATTTATAAGCGTCGGCGCTACATTACGATAGAGACTCAAGACTTAGCCGCCGTTGATCTTTGGACTGGACCGATCGGAAAGCGTGGCTCACGCGCCAAGTATCAACTGCCGCACTTGAATGCAACGAATACTCCAGCGCGCAACGACTTGCCAATTCATCCATACGCACTCGGTGTATGGCTAGGCGACGGCTCGGAAAATAAAGCGCAAATCACAATGTGCGCAAAAGATGCTGCCATTGTGATGGATGCATTTGCCGAGATTGGTCATACTCCTACGTGCAAATGGGTGCACCCGGCTACCGGTGTGTGGACATTCTCAGTAGGAGGTCCTCGACCTAATGTGATGAGCTGCTTTTCTCGAGGCTTGAAAGACCTCGGGCTGCGCAACAAGAAGCACATCCCTGATGCGTATATGACCGCGTCGCTTGAGCAACGCTTGCAGTTGTTAGCGGGTATGGTGGACACCGACGGCCACGCCGACAAAAAAACGGGTCGCATAAGAATAGCGACATGCGACGCAGTATTAGCGCGCGATATACGGAGACTGTGCGCGACACTGGGTTTTAGTAGCGGTGAATATGTCGCCCAACCGTGCATATCTACATCTGGCGTCATTGGGCGAAAACCAGTTTATTACATAGGGTTTACTCCGCATTTGACGCTGCCTGTACGGCTAGAAAGGAAGAAGTCTCATCTCGCGCGAAAACGAGAGTTGCGCGCAATCCGTTCCATAAGAAAACTGGACGCGCATGAAGTGGAGGCTGGCCGGTGTATTCAGGTGAATCGCCCAGACGGATTGTATCTAGTCGGCGACTGCTTAATACCAACACACAATAGTCAGCTCGTTTCTCGCAACCTGCCGCCGTACTATCTCGGGCACTATCCCGACAAAGAAGTCATTGCCACAGCGTACGGTCAGGGCCTGATCAACGACTTCGGGCGCGACGTACGCACCATCGTGCAATCGCCGGAATACGGCGCTCTGTTTCCGGAAACGCGCATTTCCTCCGATGTCGGCGCGATAGACCGGTGGCGTGTCGGCGGGCGTAGAGGTGGATATGTCGCCTCTGGTGTAGGTGGCGCAATCACCGGCCGCGGCGCCGATCTTCTGATCATCGACGATCCGGTCAAGAGCCGCGTTCAGGCGGAGAGCGAGACCGAACGCGAGAACATCTGGAACTGGTATCGCTCGGTGGCGTATACGCGCCTGATGCCAGGAGCGGCCATCGTGCTCACCCTCACTCGCTGGCACGAGGATGATCTCGCGGGGAAGATCCTAGCCTCTGCGCGCGCTCACGCTTGGGAGGTCCTGCACTTCCCGGCGATCGATAGCGAAGGTCGTGCATTGTGGCCCGAGCGCTATCCGGTGCGCTCCGGGAACGGCCTCGAAGGGCTTGAGGATATCCGCGAAACCCTCGGGCCATACGAGTGGTCAGCGCTCTATGAAGGGCATCCGCGTCCGCTCGAGGGCGGCTACTACCAGGAACGGGACTTCCTGATAGAGCTTCCGGGTCAGGCAGAACTGCCGGCGGCAGAGCGTGTTCGCGGACCGGTGGAGTCTATTCGCAATATCACCTGCGTGGCCGCCTTCATCGATGCCGCCGAAAAGTCAGGCGATGCGCACGACGGGCTCGGCGTGGTGTATTGTGGGTACTCCGAGCACTTCAACGCCAACGCGCCAGAGGATGACCCGTCCCGCGAAGGCAAGCGCTCGCTTACCATCCTCGACTGGGACTACACGCAGATCGACGCGGCGTATCTCGCGGACTGGATTCCGGGGGTGTTCGTGCGCCTCGAAGAGTTGGCGCGTGAGACGCGCGCACTGCGTGGCTCGGTCGGGGCGCTGGTCGAGGACAAGGCCGGCGGAATCGTGCTCTGCCAGCAAGCCGCGAACCGCGGCTGGCCGGTGCGCGCCATTGACTCGAAGCTCACGAGTCTCGGCAAAGTCGAACGCGCTTTGAACGCCTCGCCGTACATCAAGGGAGGTCAGGTGAAGATGTTGCGCGCCGCGAAAGAGAAGCAAGTCACCTTCAAGGGCCGTACGCGCAATCACCTGGTGTCCCAGGTGCTCGACTTCAAGCCGACTACGCGCGATCAGGGCGAGGACGATCTTCTCGACTGCCTCTCGTATGCCGCGGCGTTAACGCTCGGCAGCGATCGCGGATTCTGATTCGCTCGCTCGGGCGCACTCGCAGATCACCAGCCGCCGCATTCTCGGTCCGATCCACTCACCGGAGGTTCCTTGGCCACCTACGGCTACGCGACAGTCGTCCCGCAGTCTCAGACCGGCGTGCAGCCGGCAGAAGCTGCGTTCATGGCCGGCTCTGCCGTTACCGTGCTGGTCAGCGTGTTCGACACTACGGGGCTACCGCTCGCGCCGGCCGCGATCAGCTACGAGGTGTGGGCGGAGTCGAGCGGGACCCTGATCGTGCCGTGGACGACTCTGCCCGCCGCTGCCGCTGTGACCGAGATCGTCATCACGTCGGATCAGAACGTTCTGATCGACAAAGCCGTCGAGCACGAAGTGCATCAGATCATCTGCCAGATTATCGACTCATCGAAGAACATCTACCTCGCGAGCGCCGAGTTTACGGTGCTGGCGAATCCGAACATCTATACCCCGATCACGATCGACTCCAGCAACCCCATCGGCTCAGGCGGGACGGTAAGCGCATGATGAGACTCTGGAAATACATCCTCGCGCTGGCGCTGTTCGCGCCGGCCGTTGCGGCGGCGCAGATGGTCCCGATCAACTGCGCACCGACCGTACCCTGCACGCTCACCGGCCCGCAGAACACCGGCACGGGCGATGCGCTGTGGCTCGTCGGCGGCAAGATCAACACCAACGACCAGCAGCTGTTCGACATGTTCGGGTCGTCGAGTCACTTGGCGACCGCTGGGAGCGCCGACGCTGCGGACATCATCGGGCTGTTCTCGGGGTGCGGCGGCATCGACTACCTCGGCGCGGACGGCGCGTGTCACGCCGAGGGTACCGGAACCGTCACATCGATCGGCCTCACCGTGCCATCGTGGCTGGCCGTTGCGGGATCTCCCATCACCGGCGCCGGCACATTGGCGATCACGGGCGCATCGGGCCTGGCGATAAACGAGGTGCTCGGCACTGGCTCGACCGGCGCGCTCGGCCTCGAATCGCTGACCTCGGCCGATATCGCGGCCGCGCTCTCGACATCGTCTCTCGTCAACGGCTC